CACGCGTGTTAGATACTTATATTGAAATGAGTATAACTAACGCCGCTAATGGTGGAGGCGTACCTCCCCCCCTTCTATTGACATTAGAACAGAAGGGTTACGTTCGACAGTGTGTTGATGTTATAACACTCGTCGCTAAGTTGCATGGATTTTTAGTGGATGGTTGGTCAAATAAAGGTACTTATGACCATTGGATTAATTGTGCAGAGAAAGTAGGAGACCCTATGAAATATGTAAAGTGGAAAATATCCGCATTTTACTCATTTCATAAAGGTCAGGAACTTCCTCCGTATCCAACAGGATTGGACAGCACAATTGATAACCCCGGGGTAATTTTAGGTGGTAGAGCATATGCGTATTTTAATAAAGTCTTGAAACGAACCAATGAACCTCTCTTTGAGAGTTTCATTACATCCGTTCTTTACTCTAAAAAGGGCATGCCTCGACCAGGAAAAGCTGAACTTAAGCTCGCTGAAATTAAAGCCTTTGAAAAATTAACCACTCCCACAGTTCCGTTACCTATTAGTACTTTACTCCCCTGGGCAGATGCCGGTGTGAACGTGAAAATTGATATTGTTCTATCGAGAGAGACTGTTGAAAGTCAGATCGTTAGAACAATTAAAGAAATTTTCTCGGGCAAATCATATTCTGCGGAGGATCGTATTAAACCATTCTTCCCTTCTACTTCTGCTAATTATATTAACAGTCGTAGTGGTGGCGGTGTTGTAGGTGTCTTGTTAGACAGTGCCAATGACATTATGAATGGGTTAAAGGTAAAAGATATTTCGGAACTCTTGCAACTTAAAAGATATGTGGATGGAATTGAAATTAAAAAAGATGAAATAAAAGTAAATGATACTAGCTCTCTTTCAAGAATGAGTAATATATTCTTGGAAAGGAACTGTCGTATTGAGTTGGACAACACTGGATTAGTGGAGAAGTTTAAAGAACTGTATAATCGGGTAAAAGAAAGAGCCATAAAGGAAATTCCTGTCGCCAAACCTCTTGCGTTAGCAGAGGCGTTGAAGACAAGGGTTATTTCGAAAGGGCCTCCCTATTTATACACAGTACTTAAACCACTTCAAAAATTCATGTGGTCGACGATGAAGAAATTGCCCGTATTCGAACTTATAGGGACTCCAGTAACACCGGAGTTCGTACAAGAACGATTAGGTAAAATTCTTCACCCAGATGATGCTTTTCTCTCTGTTGATTATGCTGATGCTACCAATGAAATGTTTTCATGGTGTTCCGATGCTGCTGTAAAGGCAATATCGAAAGAGCTCAAACTTGATCAAGAAGAGGAATTGTTATTTAAAAATGCATTAACTGGCCATCAGATAGAATATGATGGTGTCACAAAACCTCAGACAAGAGGTCAACTCATGGGTAGTATAGTATCATTTCCGATTCTCTGTATTATTAATGCTGCAATTTGCCGTTGGTCATTGGAATTATCTAAAAGAAGAGTTTTTACTCTTAAAGATGTTCCTTTGGCAATTAATGGTGATGATGCAGTAATGAAAATTGGCCTTGAAGGTAAGAAAATTTGGGAAAAAGTAGGTAGGTTTTGTGGTCTCACCCCTTCCGTCGGTAAGGTATATTATAGTAAAGAATTTTTAAATATTAATTCTACTACTTATAACTTCCATAAGGATGGTTGGGAGGGCTACGAAACTTTTCGTAAAGACGGGACTAAGGCTTATCGTGTTCGATATTTTCAACACGTTAAGTATGTTAACTTAGGCCTGCTACTTTCTCTTAAACGATCTGGTGGAGCAGCAACACTTCTTGACATCGGTACTGAACTTTCGTTCGGTGCCCGTTGTACACAGTTAATTGCGGATGCTCCTTCCTCACTTCAGGATAAGGTACTTTCTACTTTTATTCATCTTAATTCTCAAAAATTAAAAGATTTCAATATTCCATGGTTCATTCCCGAAAAATTTGGAGGGATTGGTTTACCAAGTGCTGGAAAGTTTGCTGCTTGCGACAAAGATCTTCGTTTAGCTCGGAAAATATTTGAACATAGTGATATGTTCAAACTTCCTTCTAAACCGTTAGGTGTCGATTGGCAGACTTACAGAGTTGCTGAAAAGCAATTTCCAGTTGAAGCAAGTGCTTTTGTTTTAAACAACGACTATGTCGATGCTGAAGCAATTGATCGGAATACCTTCCTAGGTTGGGCTTGTATAGGTCTTCTTTTTACAGAAGATATTAATTCTCTATATAAACCTGATAATAAATGTGCTACTGATGTAGCCAATTATTACCGTAAAATACAACGTACCTGGAAGAAGGCACTTCTTGATAAAACCATTAAATTTCCTGAACCATTTAATCCTAATAATTATCCACTTATCTACGACGATAGTAATATCCCCATATATCATCTCAAGAGTAATAGCGTTGGTGTTAAAACTAACGTTTGTGTTAATCCTATTACTTACACATCATCTTATAGAATGCCTGTTTAGAACAGGAATTCATGTGAACAGCCGGAGTCTCCGTCTTGCTATGCAAGATATTATAAACATCAGTCAAGGTTTATAAAAGGAGTGGGTTATGTTTCTTGAGTTCTCTAATCAGGTATAGGTAATCATAAATGATACAAAATATAGAATTCTCTATATTTGTTTAATTTGCTTAGTTCACACCTTAAGTCCTCTATCATGAATAGCCAATCAGCTATTCTAGAGGGAAACCATATCATGGTACTCATGTGTGTGCGGTCTGCAAATTTTACTTATATAATCAAGACTTTGTTATTGTATAGCCTATTTAAATTTTTTTATGGGATGTCGAAC